CCCGAAGCTCTCGCGGATTGGCAGGCATTTATCGCTAAACATGGAGAGCAATTTAACACGCTTGAGTATCCATCTATACAGGAGAACGCCGAAAAAATCATCGAAGCATTATTGAAATAATATGAAAGGTAAATTTTTTAAATGTGAGTGCGGTAGTGAAGGTCTATGGGTCGAGTATGATCATGGATTCGGCACAGAAATTTCATTGTTTAAAACCGATCCACAAAATCGTTCATTCAAAAATCGGCTGATTCTTGCGTGGGAATGTTTAAAAGGAATACCATATACTGATATGGTATTACTAGATGATCAATCACTGGCTGATCTAGTAGACCAGCTAGTTGACATTCAAAACCGCGACCATATAAAAGAAAACTATAAAGAAACAGTTTCCGCTGCGGCAGATAAACTGTGTGGCCTTAGTTGTGGAACTGCCGTCGATAGTATCATTGAATATGTCAAGCGACCAGATTGTTCAAAAGCGCAATTGAATCGATTGATTTCAGATCTTAATAAATTATAATATGCAACTACCAAGCAAAGAGAGTAAAACAACGATCATCGTAAATGGTTATAAACACAATAGTTCATTGCAATTAACGATGAACTGGGATGCCGACCTCGATGATTGGGTCAATGCATTTAAGACGATCCTAATTCATCAGACGTTTACCGAAGATACCGTAAAAGAATTATTTGAAGATCCGTGGCTTGAATACGATAATGACATGAAACATAAAGAGGAAATATTAGAAAATGAAACTCCTTACGAGTAATGAAATCACAGTAGTCGCGAGTTATAAAGCAGGCTTCGGACTAGAACTCGAGAATCTATTTCTAGAAAATGAAACCGGCAAAATAACGATTACTAAATCTCAATGGAAAGAGATTCAAACAGTAATGTCCGGGAAACGTAAAAGCGCTCATTCGCAAGAATTTGACGGTTACACACCAAAAACAGCGGTGTATTGGAACTAATATGAATTCAAACAAACATCGACTCGGTGATATCGGGGAAAAGATTGTGGCTCGTCTTGAGAACGCGATTGTATCTACGGATCGATATGATACCATCAAAGACCTAATTGATGGTCAAGGGAAACTAATCGAGGTAAAGACGCAAAATCGCCATCCTAGCATGGGAGTCTTTTCGATCGGAGCCGATAAACAGACCAATCGCGAGAAGTGTATGAACGTCGATCGCTTGATCTTCGTCGAATACGATTCGAGCCCAGAGATTAAGGTCTGGGAATGTGGTCCTAGAGAAAATGCGTTGAGATACCGCACCAATTCCATGAAGAATATGATCGGCTGGCCGATATCAGAGATGACCCTCCTCCATACAGTGAATAGCCCGGATTTGGCATCTAGGATGCGTGAGCTGTCTCAATCGAAACAATTTAGAAAATAAGCATTTACATTCTCACCAAATATAGTAGAATAACCTCAACATGATACCAATCGTTACGCGCCTAAAGCAGATGTTCACCGCCAAAAATACTCAATCGGGATCGGTCCTTCAGGACTTCTTGTTTGGGAAAATCATCGACATCATCGAGAATCCTGAGGATATTATCTGGGATATTTCCCCCGAATCCTCGGCTGCCAAAGAATTCATTGATGAATGTTACTCTTACCTCACTCGAGCTCGAGTCAAGACAGAGCATAAGGTTTTGTTCACTAATACAAAAACATCAATCGCAGACCTTCATCGGAGCGATGAATTTTATATGAAAGGTATCATCGAAAATCGCGACTTCATCTTCACAAATAATAACTAATATGACTACAAAAGACATTCAGCAATACTTTATCTCCGAGCTTCGTGCAGGTAATTTTATCGTCGATAAAACTGGCGTATCTACGATTGAGATGGTCGGTGCCAGTTTCATTGCAGATGAACCTACGATCTTCGGCGAACTCAATCATGAATATATTCAGCACGAGCTCGATTGGTACCTATCACGTTCGTTGAACGTCAACGATATTCCTGGTAAAATTCCTTCGATCTGGAAATCGGTCGCGACTCCGGCCGGATTCATCAACTCAAATTATGGTTATCTCACCCTCGATTCCAAGAATCATAATCAGTATCAAAACACTCTAAACGAGTTAATCCTTAATCCAAATTCGCGTCGTGCGATTATGATCTATACTCGTCCTACCATGCATGATGATTGGCACAAAGGTGGTATGAGTGATTTCATCTGTACGAATGCCGTACAATACTTGATTCGTGACGGTAAAGTCCATTGCGTCGTTCAGATGCGTTCAAACGATGTCGTCTTCGGCTATCGTAATGACTACGCCTGGCAAAAGTATATTCTAGGATGTTTAGTCGAAGATCTCGAGTGTCATACCGGTAAAAAGCTTATCGCCGGCGATATCACTTGGCAAGTCGGTTCCCTTCATGTATATTCTCGTCACTTCAAACTGATCGAAGATTATGATGTACAAAACGCATAAATTAGTATAGAATAACCTCCTCATGGAAAACGACAAAGAATCGATCAAAGTATTGCTAGAATGCATCGAGCTTCAGCGAAAAAAAGGCAATGACTATCAAAATAAGGCGAGCGTGATTCGTCAGGCAGATTATTACCCTCGTGGTGTATCTACCCTGCTCGATATCATTCATGCCAAGATGCTGAGATTGCGAAGCGTAATCTCGGCCATGGAGAGCGATGAGAATTACGTTCAAAACTTCGAGAGCATCGAAGATAGCGCCAAGGACATGGCAAACTATGCAAGTTTCATGGTAGCGTATTGTCGCGGTCAAATGGATGGTCAAATTGAAGGTCGCGATTTCCTGAATCGTCCTAAGCCATCCGCAAAAAATGATTGAGAAGACCGAGTACTACGACGAGTTCTTGCGCTACTATGCCTTGGCAAAGGAGCAGCAAGAAAAATGCAACGTTAGCGATAAGGCTCCGTATGGAATGATCGCTCATGCCGATTCGGCTATCGGTGATGACCTGATGGAGAACGTCGAGTTGTATGACGTCGTAGAACGATCCTATGCGGGTTTCTCTCAAATCGTTCATGATTGTTTTCATGGATGGTCAGAGAGTCACCCGTACTGGGAGAAGATGAAAGCCAGAAAGGTGTTCGATCAACGAGTCGAGGTGGCCAATAACTGGACCGGAAAGAAAGATGTCTTTGGTCTGGCCGAATGGCTCTATGTCTTCATCCTTCATCGAGTATGCGGTTCCGGTATCAACTATGCCATGAAGCCGAGCGGCTATCATAATACGCTACTCTTCAAACTCTATCGGGCCGACACCATTGAGAAGATGTGCGACATCGTTCGTCACGAGCAGAATTCGTTCTATACCTCGGTCGGCTATCAGTTTCCGGCCTTTCCTAAACCCATCGAGGGTTACAAGAAAGGCGGCGACTATTATCTTTGCGAGTATGCACCTCGTCTTTCCAGGGACTTGGCCGATTTCTTAGTCAAGGGAGGAAAGAAGGATCTTCGTGAGATCGGTTCGTTCATGCTGAACTGGAACGTAGAGAATAATCTGCGTCAGTACCATTTCCAATATGCAGCGATCGTGGCAGACGTCGCGGATTGGTTCCCCGAGTTCGTGAATAAAGAATCACTGTTCTATTACGGGAGCAACGCCATTCAGAGCATCTCGTACCTGGCAAAAGCCAAGACGAAGATGAAATCCGAGCAGTTGGTCGATGAGATCATGATGAGTCTCTTTGCCGATACGAGTGGATTCGCTTACAACGTCGAGGACGTATGCTGTGACTTCATTCGCTACCTCGAAAATTATGTCAAACCCGGAGATGCCTATTCGCATCTAAACCTCGATGAGGTCTGGAACTCAAGTAAGATCATCCATCCTTACGGCAGACAAAAAGCCATGCTCGAACTTGGATTGGTCAAGTCCTTTAACGAGATGTCATTTCATCCTACCGGTGATAAGATCATCTCTGAGGCCGGATTGACACCAGAAGCCTACAGAGAAAAAGTTCGGTCAATAGTATAAAAACTGTGTACAATTATCACACTTTAGTGTAAAATATTTACATGCCACACGATACACACGTCATTGACGGATTCAATAAAGATATCGGACTTATGTCCCCAGAGGATGCGAAGGAATATTACCTTTCACTCTGTGAAGGTTGGATTCCATATAATCCTAATCCCGTCGTCGTAGAACATGATGGGGTCTTCGTCGTTCGAGATGACTTGACCGTAGGAACGAAGACGCGAGCCGGTGATTTGCTGATGTCGAAGGTGAAGGCAAATACTTTGGTATATTGTCAGCCTCGCGTAGGTCTCGCCGGAGTGTCTCTGTGTGACGTTGCCCTTCGTTATCCAGAGAAAAAGATCGTGCTCTTCATGCCATCCTCGAAGAAGATCTCGGTTCATCAGGCGTGCTGCATCGAGCGAGGAGCCAAGGTGATCTTCGAGCGAATTGCAGCCATGCCTAACCTGAATCTATATGCCAAACAATGGGCGGCAGAGAACGGCGCATATTTCATTCCCCTTGGTCTGAAACATGAATTGGCCACTGCGGCGATCGTACATGCCGCCTCGACGATTCCTGAGCCCGATGAAGTATACGTCGCTATCTCGACCGGTGTATTGTCTCGGGCGCTTCAGATCGCTTGGCCAAATGCAAAGTTCATATGTGTCGCCGTGGCCCGAAACCTAAAGGCTGGAGAACTTGGGCGGGCGAACGTCATCTCTGAACCACTTGATTTCCCTCAGTCCGAGAAGTTAGAAAATCTACCTCCGTTTCCTACGGTCAATTCTTATGACGCAAAAGTCTGGAAATGGATTCCAAAGAACACCGGCCGTCGAATTTTAATGTGGAACGTTGGGACCGATCCGATCCTTCGAGATAAATCAATCATAGACAATACTGATTCATATCGAGATTGGAAAAAGAACGATGCACAATAATACACTTGAAGACTTCATCGAGGACGGGATGAAATATACCAACATCACCTATGAAGGAACAGACCTCACCGTCCCTCTTAAAGACGGTAAGAAACCCTTAGACAGTTGGATGCGAAACTGGACACTCGATCAGAGACTCGATAAGTTCTTTGAGTTTTGTCATGCATTCGATAAGCGTGAGGATAAATTACTGGCCGAGGATTATCAGATCTTCTCACATAGGCTTCATTGGCACGAGCATCCCTTCTGTGATCTGATGCGCGGCATGACTGATCTGAAAGACATTCTTTGGTATACGCTCGTCTTCTCGTTTACGAACGAACACTGGGGAACCCTGAAGCATCTGATCGAGAACGGCGTTGAATCCACACGAGAGAAGTTCGTGAATGAACGTCATGCGCGAAATGATCTGTTTCAGATCTATTATCCGCTCAACACAAACGTCAAGGATTGGTTACTCACTGGACCGTTAAAGGCCGCCGAGGCTATGGCACATCATCTCGAGAATCTTAAGCGTCCGTATACAATGATGGAATTTGCCAAACTGATGGAGAAGCATTTTAAGGAAGAACAAGGGTTTCGTTCTCCGCTCTATCCATGTAAGAATGCCGCGCGGTACCTTGCCATGTCGTTTCCAAATCTGGTGGATCCGGAGAGCGTACTCTATGGAGGCACCGGCCACTTTGATGGACTTCATCAGATCTTCGGTGGAAAGAATGTGAACGGAAAGGCAAAGTACTCGATCGACGGTGATGGGCAATTCATTCCGGAAAATGACATGTGTCGCCTCTGGCTTGAGCAAATGAAAATCCTTTGTGAGGATCCTCGTAACCCGATGACCTCACAGAAGATGTTGAATGTGGAGGATAAATCGTGCCTATTTTACAAACACATAGCTATCAATCATGGAGTTAAATCGCCAACTAAACGAATCCCATACAACTGGATTTTCCCAAATGAGTTTAGTTTGGCAAAGCACCCCAAAGGAAAGGTTATCCTCGATGGAAGGGGGTATCGACATCTGTGAAATAAATCATTGAAACATGTTTCTATATTATAAATAGAATCATGGAACAAGAAGCATTTGTGTATATCTGGAAGAATTTGACTAACGATAACGAATATATCGGTTATCATAAGGGAGCGCAGGATGATGGCTATGTCTGTTCATCTGCATCAGAGCGATTTTGGAATGACTTCAATAATCCTTCGATGGAATGGAAAAGAGAAATTGTATTTGAAGGTAGCCAACAAGAATGCCTTGAACACGAACAGGCTTTATTGAAGGAAATTGATCTAAGATCAGATTTGTATTACAATAATGCTCGAGGTTCATCGATTATATTCACGGATGAGGTTCGAGAAAAAATTCGACAACATCACCTCGGCGGTTCTAGCGGGATGAAAGGAAAAACTCATTCTGAGGAAACGAAAGAAAAACAAAGGAAAGCGATGCTTGGTCGAGTTTTCTCTCAAGAGCATCTTGAGAGACTTCGAAAGCCACAAAAGAATCCGTGCCTGAATCGCAAACCTATCACAAAAGAACATAGAGCGTCAATGAAAAAAGCGCAATCTAAAGTGCCAAATGTGGAATGCCCGCATTGTAAAGCTATTATGAGAGCAACTCACGCAAAACGCTGGCATTTTGAAAATTGTAAGAAAAAGTAATTTACATTGACCTCAATTTAAGATAGAATACTCACATGAAAGCACTACTCAGTTGTCCATTCAATTCGATCTCGGATCGCCCGGCATCTCATCGTTCGTCGCAAGGTGTCATCTATGCCGATATGATTCGTCAGTCGGGTGTAGATCTTGACATCAACTTTGGCGGCAAGATCGAAGACTACAATCAATACGAAACGCTCTATGTCTATCACGGCAATGACTGGTTCGGTTCGTTGAATCTCTTCGGTGGTCTGCAAGGTTACTCAAACGTCGCCAACGTCAAGGCGTTCTCACAGTTCAAAGGTCGTGTCGTTTCCTTGGCATGCGACTTCCCTGCTTATCAAGATATGCTCATCGAGCGTATCCTAAAGGCAAAGGAAAACGGCAAAGAAATTCAACCGGAGTG